GAAATCACGGATACCATACTCACCTGTACAAAGTGTTACAACACGATTACCCATTTCAATTCTTCCAATAGAAAGATCCAAGAATACTTCAGTTAAGAAGTCAAGGTCAAGAGTTGAATAATAGTGAATGTTAGATGGTGCAATTTGCTCAAACAAACCTGCTCCTGATTCCAAAGGATACTTACCTGAAGCATCTTTGTTTAAGAAAAGGTCTTTGTCTGTAAAATTATGCAATCCATAAAAATGCATAATTACATTAGCAACTTCTGCTTGGTACATTGCTACCATATCAAGGTAGTTAATCCAAACACGTTCTTGCTTACCATCAACACCTGGGAATGTAAATTCTAGAGGGTAGTTTTTACCTTCATTAATCATATTATCAGGAACTTCATATTCAAAACGCTGCATTGTAATACGGTTTCTCATTCTGAATGGAGAAGTAAAGTTTGGCTTCTGACCTCTATTAGATAGAGTTGAAGGAGCCACATTGAAAAACTTAGCCCAACGGGTTCCAGCTTCCAATTCTTCAGCAGGTACAGAAAGAGTAGGATCTGAAGTAAGAAGTTCAACTTCATACTCAAAATTAGTTCCTTTTGGTTTAACACCAATAATTCTTAGTAAGTATTCTGCTTTATTACCTTTGATAATGTTATCTGGTTCAAAGTATTCTTCACCAAATACCATATAAAAGGCTGCAACACCAGCACCTAATTCACCTGCATTTTCTGCAGAAGTATTAGTAGCATCGTAGGTTTCCAATAAAGGAATGTTTTTGTCATGTTGTCCTTGAAGCATCCACTCATAGAAATTGTTTTCTTCTACTTCTATAGTAGGAAATTGATTCAAGAAATCAAACATCGCATTCTTTAGATTAGTTCTAAAGATTTGATGAATAGTATTTGACACAAGCTGAGGGCGTTTCATATATAAAGCACCCAAATTATTTGCAGTTACAAGACCATTATAATCTTTAGCTGCGTATTTTTGTAGTTGAAATAATTGCATTTTTATTTGTTATTTAAGAAATTTTCTAAGCTAGTAAGAACATCAACTTCTTTATCATTTAAGTTGTTGCTCAAGTTTGAACCTGATTTAAATGCTGATTTTCTAAGTCTTTCATCAATTGATTTTGTTACTTTAGTTTCAGCAACTCTCATGAGTTTTGTTAAATCTGGTTTTAAGTTTCCTTTTTCATCAGTATTAAATAAGCCAAGTTCTGTTAAATAATGCAGTTGCATTTTAAATGCATCTGGATTTTTTCTTGACAAAGCTGCTACTTTATTCAAAGGTTGTTTATTTTCATCATAAGCTACAGTTTCAGTCATAGACTTATATAACTGTGCTTTCATTTTATCTGTTAATTGAATACCTTTAAAAATTTCAGAAGTTTGATTTATCGTTGCTTTAAGAGCTTGGAGCCTTTGATAAGCTTCTTGTTGTCTCTTTTGAGAAATAAATTGTTCTTCTTGTTTTTTAAATTCAATTTGTTTTTGAGTTTCTTCGTTTAAAATCTGAGCTGCTTCATAACCTTCTTCAGCCAATTCATCTAAATCCCGTGCTCTTTCTACATATTTATTAATTTTATCAGATGTAAAGCCTTTACTTTTTAGTAAATCTCTATAAAGTTGTTCTGCTTTACTTGAATTACTTTCTAATTCTTGCATAGTTACAGAAGAATAATCAATAACTTTACTTCCAATTTCTACTGCTGAATCTTCATCAAGACCATCCATAAACAATTCAAATTGTTTACGCATTTTATTAGGCATTTCAGATACAATATCTTCAAAGATTTTTACACCTCTTTTGAAATCTCTCCTTTCCATTAAAGTTTTAAAAGCTTCTGGGCTACCATCAAATTTAAAATCTTCATCTTCTTGTAAATCTTCATCATCAAAAAGACCATCAGATTTTAATTGGTCTGCTAATACCTTATAAATAGGTTCATCTCCATCACTTTCTTCAGGAGCATTAGGGTTTGATGGTGGTAAAAAGTCTTTTGCTTTTTTTTCAGGAGTATTTTCTAATTCAGGGTCTTCTGAATCATTGATTAAGTTAGATAGTTCTGTATCAAAATCAAATTCATTTGATTCTGCAATATCTTTTATCAAATTCTTATCAGAAGAATTATCAATAGTGTCTAGTCCTCCCCCTTCAGGAGCTTCAAATTCTGGACTATAAAATTTACGTATTTTCATGTTTCTTACAAAATTATTATTATTAATTGTTTATTAAGTAAATAAGCTGTTGTTTCTTTATAGCTTATTTTTTATCATACTTATTCTTATTTTCTTTAGCAATCTTTAATGCTGTTTCAGCTTTAAATTTTTCTATTTCTTTTTTATCCTTTAATTCTTGTTCTTTTAAAGATATTTTTTTCTGTTCAATTTGATTCTTTCTTGAGTCTATTTCATTTTTCATTAAAAGTTCTCTATCTTTTTGTATTTGTTCAAATGTTTGTTTTTGTTGTTGCAAAGCAATTTTACTTTGTTCTAAAACATCTGGAATCATATTGTCATTAATATCTTGGTCTTGAGCAAATCCCATAGACCTTAAAGTTTCTAATTGAATTTTATTTTCTCTATCCAATTGTCTATTAACATCTTCTCTATTAAGCTTTTCATATTCAAGCTGTAATGCTTGAGATTGAAGTTCTGCTTGTTGTTGTGCAATTTGAGCTTCGTGTTGTTGTTGCATTTGCTGTGATTGTTGTTGCTCTTCAATAATTTTATCTTGAGCTTCTTCTAAATATCTAGCCAAGCCTGATATACTATCTTTCTTATATATTTCAATAAGGTCTCTAAACTTAATCTGACCTGTCTGCATACCTGCATGAGCCAATTGATTAAGTGCTTGCATAAGCTCTTGTGTATTTGGTCCATCATCTATATGTATATCATATTCTGATTCTGCAAATTCATCATAATAACTAACTACTTCAGCCATCATATCATCACCTACAGCTTGTACTTTATGTGGATTATTTTTCCACACATATTTAGCTACTTCCATAAGTCTTTGCATACAATCTCTTTTGAAAGTATTATGTAATGCAAAATACTTTTCAGTCATTGAATTAGATGCTGACCATCCCATGTTGGCAGTACCAACATTAGAATCACCTGATACATCACCTTGTCTATATTCATTAACACCTGAAATTAAATCCATTTGTTGCTTAACAAAAGATAATAAATTAGTATGTTGAGTAATATAATTACCCATTTCTAAATTTATAGCTGTAGCAGCTAATTGATTATACGTACCTGCAGATTTTCCTTGTAAAGGACCTTTTAAAACCTCGTTAGTTGGGTCCATGAACATTACGTTAGTAGCTTCTGCATATTGTAACCATTTCAATGGATCCCATTCTGAAGGAATCATGCTTGTATTAATAGCAAGCATTGGACCTTTATATTTGGAAATTGCTAAATTTAATCTATGGAAGAAAATATCATATAAATAATCCATTGGTTTAATAACATCCATAAAAGACATTACTCTAGAATTATTTGTATTACAGTAAATACCTACATAAGGTGGTTTACTTTCTGATAAATTTCCTTTACTTCTTGATTGATAAGGAATAGGTCTAATTTTTACATAAATATCATTGGCAATTTTAGTACCTTCCCACCATTCATTTACCCACAACCAATCAATAGATTCACCAGCATCTTTATCTACTTTATAATATTCGTCTACAATTTTTAATTGTTCAGCACCATATTCATCATAGTATGATAATTTACCTATTTTTCTTCTAGACCTCCAACAAACTCTCATTACTCTTACATTACCACGTTGGTCATAAGCACCACCAAAGTAATGTGTAGCAATTTGATTAGGTACAAATAATTCTCCTGCAGTATATCCAAATCTTTCTTCAACAGTAATATCTCTGTTGTAAGCCATTTGAATACCACCAGTTTTCATTGAAGTATATTCTTTACTTTGCTCAAGAGTTTGTATTTGTGCTTTATCAAGTTCTAAATGAAAATAATCAATTACTTGACCTACTGACATCATTGTATATTCTACAATCCAATCAGCATCTTCAATTTTATGTGTTTCAGGTGATTGTATAGTAAATAAATATAAAGGATTTACTTTTCTAAATACAATATCATTACCTAATTCTTCAATGCATACAACTTCTTCACCTGCTATTAGAAAGTCTTCCCAACATTTTAAAAATACATCTTGTACTTTTAATTTTTTATATTCGTATTTAAGTATTTTATTAGCAGTAATTTCTCTAAGGTCTTGATAATTATACTTAAGATATTTATCAAACTTACTTAATTCTTTCTGCATTTCTTCTTCCATTACTTGTTGATCAATTTCTTGACCTTGCATAGAAGCTTGTAATTTTTGTTGGGCTACTGATACTAATTTTTCATACCATTGATTTTTAATATCTTCTTCTTTAGAAGAAATACCCATTTGATCATCTGATGATATATAAGCTTGAAAAGGGTATCTAGTTAATCTTTTAGCCTCTTCACCAACTAATGTATTGATTTTAGAATTACCTAAACCAATATGTTGTATATTTTTAGGAAAAGATGAAAATTCAATTCCATATGGTTCACATATAGATTGTATATCTTTGTCTGTAAGCATGTTATTTCTTAATCTATAGTTAACCTTTTTATTATAAAAAATTTGTCTTACTACAGATGAATCAAACATCAATACATTTTCACCAGCATCTACATATGTTTTACCCCAATCTAGGGTTTTGTTAGAATCTGCTATAGCTTGTTCTGGTACTTGTATTACTAAGTTGTTCATTTTTGCAAATTTAGTTATCTACGAAACATTTCATTTAAAATTAACGTATTATCTTTATAGCTTTTTTCATTAAAGTCATCTCCTTTTACTAGTCCTCTTTCCTTGAAAAAATCTGATTCTAAAAAGCTTTTTGTTTTACGTTCTTCTAGTTTAATTATTTCTCTGTTCAAAGTTACATCTAAAATCAATGCAGCAATCAAGGATGAAACTCTATCAAAGTTACCATCTTTATTCCACTTAATTAATTCTTGAATTAAGCCAGTAGACCTAATTCTACTAACATTTAATATTTCAGAGTTTGGTTCAATTGGTTCTAATAGCCATTCTCTAATTAGCTCTCTACCCCAAGTGTTTGTTCTTTCTGTGGCTTTGAATCCATAAGAAGTATTTAAATTAGGTCTCCATTCAACTTTATCTCTAAGTTGAGAAGGAGTTTCAGCTAACATATACAAAGCTTTTTTATGCTCCATATAAGTTACAAACCCTAATTTATTAATCTCTGGGAATCCCATAGCATTATAGTATATAATTAGTTTCCTACAATTCTCATAAAAATCTTTAGCTAATTGTGGTCTACCTGTGTATTCTGCTACTATTCTTCTAGTAAATCTATCAAATACAAAAGCAGAACCTGCTGAGTCTGTAGTTGAATAATCATCATCATACGGGTCAATAGATACTACATATCTTCTAGGAAATACCCTACCATCATTATCTTTTTGTGGTTGTTCAAATATTTCAATACAACCAGAAATGTCATCATCAGGTCTTTTCTTTAAAGGATAATCCCTTAAAGGCATTACATTATCTAATGATTGAAATCTTAATTCTCCTTCTTCAGTAACAATTATATTACCTATCCAATTAGCTTCTGCATATTTTTGCGGATTACTTTTTAATTCAGCCAATCTTTCATTTAATAACATAGTAGGAAACATATTTCCTGATGTTACTAAAAATGCTTCTGATGGAGTAATTGGATATTGTGTAACGGCATCTCTAAAAGCAGATGGATTACCACGTTTAGTTTCTCTAAAAGCTATAATAGATTTCATAGCAGCATTTTCATTAGAGTTACCTTCATCATCAACCAACTTAACAGTTTCTTTAGTTTCTTTATCTGTAAAAGCACCAAATCTTTGTCTTGTAGCAGGTAAAAACCAACCACACTGTTGATTA